CAGAAATTAATAGATAGCCAGTCGTAGACATACCCATATTAATGAATAGGTCTAAAATAATTAGCCATTTATTTGTATATTTGTCTTTATTATCTGTTCGATAATTAAATAGGAAAATCCAAAATGATGAAAATAATACAAGTCCCATCATCATAAATTCATCCATTGTAAATAATTCGTTCATTCAGCCCTCATTTATAACCTATTTCTTTTAACTGTTTAATTGTATTACTAGCACTTGTATGATGGACTCCTATTCCGTGTGCTTTTCTAAATTCTTGAATATTACCTAAATGATCATCAATGAGTAAATTAGGTCTGTGATCTCGACCATCCATAGCGAAATTTGCTTTGTTTTTCCGTGTAACTGGATACATTCTATCTGCACTAACTCCAAACCACCTTTTCATCCATTTTGTTTTATCTTCAGCGGCTCTGGCGGCAATAGGACCTCTACTAGATCTTGGAATAGCAGTTAATATAAATGGTTCAAATTTTCCAATAAATCCCCAAAGTTTTTTTGCATCGGGCATGGGTTCTAACTGATAGAAAAAATCATCAGGCAATTCGTGCCAACGGGCATCTTTAAATTTCCCCCCAATCTGGTCAATAATACCTTGATCAAAGTCTGCCAATACTCCGTCCATGTCGCAGTATATTTGTGGTGAATCAAATTCTAGTAACGTTTTCATTTGGTTTCCTTGTAAAAATATACAGTAAATTCTTCTTCGCCTGAAAAATATCCCTCTACAATTTCTATTTTCTTGTGGTCAAATTCTTTCAATTTTGTTTTTACTTCTTCTGGTATATAACTTTCATAACTTTCACTAATATATGGATGTTTTAGCATGTTGAATACTACACCCTTTTCAGCACGTTTTAACATGTTCTCTATAATCCACCATGCATGCGATTCTTGTATGCCAATATTAAATATTCCCGATGCTATAACCCAATCATATTTAGAATCATCAAGGTCATCTATTGTTCCACATTTTGTATTAATTTCTTCGTCTATCAATCGGATTGCTTCTAAATTTGGATCTATACCCAAGTATTCACCGGTCCATCCTTGATTTTTTAGAAAGTAATAAAAATGTGCTACTCCGCATCCAATATCTAATATCGAATCAGTATTTTGAATCCCGGATTCGTATAATACTTCATTACGAACCAAGGCATTTCCACTTCCATCTAACCAACCTACAACTTCTGGCTGACCTTTATGATATTTTTTTGTATAATTAGAATATACTGAATCAACTAATATATCTGTTTCTTTTTTAATCTGGCTTATTATATTTTCTTCGTCCAGTGTAACTATCTCATTTATGTATTCTTTAAATCGTTTCATGTTTACTCTTATAATCTGCAATTGCTCCTTTAATGGCCTCTTCTGCCAATACCGAACAATGAATTTTGACAGGCGGGAGCGATAATTCTTCCACAATTTCTGTATTGTTAATAGTAGTTGCTTCATCAAGGGTTTGACCCTTAACCCATTCTGTTGCCAAACTTGAAGCAGCAATTGCGCTACCACAACCAAAAGTCTTAAATTTAGCATCAACGATTCTCTGCGATTCATCATCTACCTTTATTTGAAGTTTCATTACATCACCACAAGCAGGAGCGCCCACCAAAGCAGTACCGACAGAATTATCACCGCTGTCCAAACTCCCAACATTTTTAGGTTTTTCATAATGCTCCATTACTTTATCTGAATATGACATTTTATTTCATCCATGCAGGTGTAAACACCTCTTCTTGTTTAATTGAGAAACTAGTAGAACATCCACACGTTGAAGTTGCTCTAGGATTTTGAAATCGTGGACCCGGTGCGGATAAATCTTTTGACCAATCTATTTCCAAACCATCCACTACTAAATGACTCTTTTTATCTATTATTATTGGTAAACCTTTTGATTCAAAAGTTAAATCTCTTTTTGTTGGTTCACCAAAATCTAAAACGTATTCATATCCAGCACAACCACCACCCTTAACGGATACTCTTAAAGGCACATCTTCATCCAATTCTTCATCCTCACGAATCCGTTTAAAATTCTTTGCAGCTATTTCTGTTAAATTTATCATATTATTCTTGAACGTTCCGGACCATTATTCTTCGTAATTCATTGTATAACATAGGATTATTAAATACTATATCTACTACCTGCATAGAATATTCTCTGAGCAGAGTAAATTCCTTCAAAGAAAGTTTTTGGCCGTTATCAAATTTTCTTTGTAATATTTTAATCCTTTGAATATCCAACGGTTCCATTACATCACCGTCACGCAATAATCTCACTAATTTTTCTGAATTAATTGCCATTATTTTCCCTTATTATGTTGTGACCACGCTATTTTAAAGGGTATATCACTATCCGCTCCAAATTTTTTCTTTAATTTCTTAATCATCTTCTCTTTGCCAGGAGGTGCGACTTCTGTTTCAAGTCCCTCAAATGATAATACTTTTCTTCCAGTTCGATCTAACTTTAAATTTTTAATAGTTTTAAAATAGTGTTCAATGTTTTTTATTAAGTCTTTATTTGTTAATAATCTTACAGCACCACCCAAACGATTCAAATAATCTTGAACATCGCTCATTTTGGGTTTATTAACACCTAATGTAAAAAATTCTACTATGGCAACTGAATCTCCTTTCTTCCCCGTCCGATTGGCAAGGGATACATGATATACTCTATCTGGATTCGGTACATTTCCCAAAATATCTTTAACATATTGTTTCATTTCTTTCTGTTGTTTTATCCTCACGTACCAAGAAGTGCTGTTTCCTTGGCTAATTTTCTGTATCGAATCTTCAAAATCCATTCTAAAATCTGGTTCTGGAATAGGTAATTGAATCTTATTTTTCTCTTTTTTCCACCAGGGTCCAGAAGCGAGTGTAATGTGTAAATCTTTTCCTGAAAGTAACACGGAATCTGGATCACTTATTTTCTTCTGTAATTTCTGTGCTGAAGCCAAAACGGACCCAGTAAGTGATAATTTTAGAACACTTTCAACCTTAATTTCTTCGTTGTATTCTTCAAATGTTTTCACGCTTCCCTTTGTATTGCTTTCAATAACTTTTCTTTATCTTGGTTCCCTTTACGGATAGCATATTCCAATGCCCAATCTAATACTTTTCCAACTTTCGGGCCTTTAATTCCTATTCCTATGATATCTCTTCCATCAACTACCAATTCTTTCCTGTTCGTAGGTTTTCCCTTCCTTTTCATGTCCCTGAATAAATTAGCGATAGTTTGAGATTTCACAGTTTGTAAATAACCATCTATACTATCTATAACATAAGAGTTTAAATTCTCTACCCATTTTACCACTGCAAATTCATTCTTACTTGAAGGTTGAATTTTCTTGTTGGTCATAACCCGTACAATTTCGTCTATGGACTCAGCATCATTATTGGAAACCCTCATCACTTTTTGTGCAGCTTTACCAGCCTGATTTCCTAAGTCCTTAAGCATTACTGCTAGGAAAGCTGGGAAATTTGCCTTCGGTATCTTGTCTACGAGTCCTGAAACTTTCCTAACTTGAGGAAAAAGGAATTTCATCAATCCTAATTCAATCATTAATTTAATTCCATAACTTGGTTTGGTGCTCTTGGTGAACATCTTCACAAATTCTTCATGGAACCGTTCTGCTGAAACCGTCTTTATCAACTTAGCATTATTTTTAATTTCTTTGTAGGTTTTTGGTTCAATCTTGAAATCGAATCTTGCTGCAAATTGTACGGCCCTTAACATCCTTAATGGATCATCCTGAAAAGCTTGAGGATTAATCATTCTGACAACTCTGTTCTCTATGTCAAGTTTTCCCCGGCCACCCATATCATGAACTTCACCTGTTTCAATATCTTTCGACATTGCATTCATCCAGAAATCTCTACGGAGTTGGTCTTGCTCTAAAGAAATTCCTTTACCTAATTTAATCTCAAAATCCTTGTGACCTTTTCCTGTACTCTTTTCATCAATTCTTGGTACGGATATGTCAATCTCTTCAGAAGAACCTTCGGGTTTAAACTTGAGTACTCCAAAAGATTTTCCGACAAGATTAACTTTTCCAAATGGTTCAATAATTTTTCCAAGTTCTTTGATGTCGATTCCTACTACAAGTAGGTCTAAGTCCTTAGAAACTTTTCCCAACATTTCATCACGTACTACGCCACCGATCTGGTAAATTTTTCCACCTTTATCAATAATAGCACTTCGTACATTTGGTGAAAGTGCTTTGTCTAATGCTTCTTCATTCAAAAAATTTCTGAAACTAAAA